GCGGGTACTTTGGAAGTTGTCGTAAGTCTCTTGTATCAAGGGAAAGTAATCGTCACTTACACTGTTGAGCCTATCCTAATTGCATTTATAGACAATGGATACAAAGTTTTTGCAGAACTTGAAGATATGAAAGCTAAATACGACGTTCTTATGGCGAACTACAATGAAGTCGTATCAAAGGTAAATCAAGTCATCGACATGGCTAATAAACAGCAAGAAGATATACAAAAACTGTACAACGTGGTTGAACAAGGTGAATTTTAAGCGTGCTACCGCTCAAAAATCTAACTGCTCTCGTCGGGTAGCAACGGCACGGGCAAAGGAGTAATTTATGGTAACTTTATCACTTACAGCAGAACAAATCGACCAACTTCGCAACATTGCGGCAGTGGGCGGCAAATGGCTTATGGCGGCTTTCACCGCTCTCGGCGGACTTGCAGGCATCGCAAAAATCATCACGACTTTTGTGGCAAGGAAGAAACCCGTCAAACTCAATCAATCAGATTATGAAGCAATCGCAAACGCTATCGTCGATAAAACAAACGGCAGTATTGAAATCAATATGTCGTCCGAAATCGACAAGGCAACGCGCAACAGACTTGCGGAAGTCGAAAAAGTCAACGGCGAACTTGTCAAGGCTTGCAAACAACTTGTCAAATCGCAAAAAGCAATCGCAAACGCTGTTTCGGACTTTAAGACTATATCCACGAGTGCACGCGACGAACTCAAAGCAAGTATGAATGACCTTGCTGACGGCGAAAACGGGCTTGTGGCGGTCGAAACGCCGAAAGTCGATAAACCTATCGTCAAAATAGAAAAAGTGGCAGAAAACGAAAATAAGCCCTTGTATTAAGGGGGTGAGAATATGAAACGAAACCCGAAAACCATAATGTCGGCTATAATGGAGTACATTGTGCTTATTGCGCCGACTGCGGGATATGCGATTTATTCGTACACTGATACATTGCAATACACGATGAGCGCGAACTCAAAAGGTTTCTTTTGGACACTTATCAGCCTTGCGATTTTGTGTGCTATAATCTACGGCATTTTTAAGTCAAGGTATGACGAGTATCTTAAAGGCTATTACCAACACAAAGCAGATTTGAAAGTCGCGGATAACCCGTCGGAACTGTTAGTCAAGACCGTGGCGAAAGAAGAAAAGGTCGTATCTAATATAACCTACATACCGATTATGTTCTATCTTTTAATGGCGTTGGCTGTACTCTCGGCGTTCCGCGATGCTATAGAAAAGTTGGAACTCATTATCGAAATCATTGCGGCGAGTGTCTTTGGCAAAATGTGCTTGCATTGCTTGACAACTCATTTAAGGGAAGTTGCGACAATCAAAAAGGACGGTGAGACCGAATGAGTAGCGAACGAAAAAGAGTTGTACTCGTTGGTAGTCGAATAACCATTAACGCGGCAATATCGTTGTGTATCACGGCAGCGTTGATTTTGTCGAGTTTTTTCATCTTCAAAGGCATCGAAACGCAAGTATCAGGAAAGGACTTTTGGATACAAAAATCGGTTATGGCGGTCGCTACGTTCTTATTGATGTTCTCCATTGCGAACGTAACCGAAAACATAATGCTCGCCAAAGACAAGGATATTAACGACCGACTGAACGCGTTAGATACTCACTATCAGACCATTATGGCGAACTACGAAACCGCCGAACTTGAAACCTACATCGAGAACTTGAACAAAGCAAACAAGTATAAGAATTATATCCACAAATGGAAAAAGAAACTGCGCTTTGCAAGTCGCTTTAAGAAATGGGGAACACCGAAAAGGCTTGAACGCATAAACAAGGCGTTGACCGTTACGGCAGAAGAACTGTGGGAAAGCGGACAAAAGGTCAAGTATCATCGGATAACTTTCAGCCAAATGGTGAGCGGTGCGAACGATGTTTCACCGAACGACGATGAAAGCGATTTAAGGTCGCATAAAGCCCGTTATGGCGTACAAAAATTCGGTTGGAAGATTTTATCACTCGTGGCTTTTGGCGCGTTCTCGGGGCAATTATTGTACTCGTGGCAAGACTTCAACAAGGGTATGATTATCCCGCTTATCTTTCAGTGCGTAACGATTTTAATCTCTGTTTATTCTGGAATATGTTTCGGTTGTGCGATGAACGAACGCACGAAACAGACCTTAAAGCGCAAGTTAAAGATATTCTCGCAATTCAGGTACAAGATGAACAACAAGGTCAACGGCGTTGCGAACTTGGGCGTTGAAGTAATCAAAGACCTTGAAGTCGAAAGAGCGAAAGAAAAGTCCAACAATCCTATTAAGCGAACTTTTGACGATACCTTTGGGAGCGCACAGCCCGTAAAAGCGGGAGCGTTCGTCGGAAAACTAATATCTTCTACAATAGATATTGAAGCTGAGAAAATGGCAAGTTCGCAACAGTAATATCTACGAATTATGTAATAATTACATTTTTCTCTATATATAATATAATGATATAACGACGGCTGCAAAACGGGTGATGTCCGAAACTCGCCTAAAAACATCATAGGAGGCAATTATGCCGGGAATTGATGGCGTTAACGAATTTACTATTGCAGAACTTGAGCAATTGTTTGATAGTGAATTTGAACAGGTACCGCCACCTGTAGAGGAAAAAACAGATGCTCAAGGTGCCGATGACGACAAGAAAGAACAGAACGTTCCTACTGACGACATTGACAAGACAAAGGCTTTTGCTAAACGTTTGAAGGAGTCAACTGATAAAGTTAGACAAGAAGAGCGAGAAGCAATTGCGAAATCTTTGGGTTACGAGTCTTATGAAAAACTTGTAAAAGAAAACGAGACAAAGAAACTCGAAGAAAAGGGAATTGACCCACAGCAAGGTTCCGAAGTCATTGACGAACTCGTTAGACAACGTATTGAGGCTGACCCAAGAATTAAAGAGTTAGAGGAATACAGAAAACAACGAGTAAAGGAATTTGGAGAAAGAGAACTTGCAGAAATCAGTAAACTTACCAATGGGGAAATAACAAGCTTGGCTCAGTTACCAAAGGAAGTTATTGATTTATGGAAAACGAAAGGTTCACTGAAATCTGCCTACCTTGAATTGGAAGGAGAAAAACTTATTAACAAAATAAGAAGTGAACAGAGTAAGGGTTCCACGGACCACTTAGCAAATCCGAGCGGTAGCACTCCTCCTCCGAGTAACAAACGTCTATTAAATGACAAAGAAAAGGCAATCTGGCGACAGTTCAATCCTCATATGACAGACGAAGAGTTAAACTCAATACGTGTAGAAAATAATTAAAGGAGACATAAAAAAAATGTTAAAAGCAAGTTTTAAGACTGCCTACTTACAGAGAGAAGTTCCTATGACTGTTGCAGTCGCCGGAGATAAACCTCTTGTGGTAGGCGAAATGGTAACTCTTACAGCAGCTTCTGGAGCCATTCCTGCTTCGATTAAATCGGCAGCTACGGTTGCAGCAGCAACTCACATCATTGCACAATCGGATATGACTATGGAATACGGACACGTTCCCGTTGAAAATAGGGATTACAAGTATAGCGATGAAGTAGCAGCAACTATTGCGGCTGCCGGACCCGTAGCAGCAAGCACTCCTACTAAAAAAGTTGCGTTATTTGCAATCACTGACAAAGACGATTTGATTGTTAAAACGGTAGCATAGGAGGTAAACATAAATGGGAATGATTATTAACATTGACGAAGCTCTTAAACTTCGTTCCGATTACAATATTTTGAAAGAGCCGCTTCACGCGATGATGAGAAATCAGCAAGAAGCATGGGAAAGAGAAAATCCTATTGACTTTATTTTCAGTAGAGGTTCTCTCGGTAGTTTCCAAGAAACCTATACTTCGAGTATCGGTTTTGACCACGCATTTGCCGAAACAGCTGACTATTCGGTAGGTCCCATCTTTAATACGGCTGAAGGTTTTTCGGCAACGTATAGAACCAGGACTTTCCAGGGTGGTTTCATTATTTCGCAGCAAGTTCTTGAAGACGGTCAGGTCAGGCAAGTCAAAGACGATGCATCTGCGTTCATTAAGAGGTGGCACGGTGACATCGTTGAATACGCAATTGCATCTCTTGCAGGTGGCTTCGGCGAAGATTACTACTGGGAAAACGGCGATGGTAAATCCAGACTTCGTTTGAACTCTGCTGATACCGTCGACGGTGATACTATGAACAGCACGAAAAACCCGTTGTTCACTAATGCTCACAAAACGGTTAAACGCGATGGTGGTACTCCGATTACTCAGTCGAACCTGTTCTATGTTGACACAGCAGACCTGAAAATTGGTGGCGAAGATGCAGGACAGATTTCAAAACTTGCAGACGTTATAAACCAAGTCATTACTACGATGGAAAACTATCGTGATGACAACGGCAAACGTGCAGGTGTCCTTGGTGCAAAAACCATCGTTGCAGGTAATGATGCTCACCTTAAAGCAGCTCTTGAAACGGCTGTATCGACCGATATGTTTATGCAAGGCGAGACGAAATTCCCCAACCCTGCAAAATCTCGTGCTACCGTTAAGACTTCTCCTTACTATCTTGACATTGATATGTGTAAAGATGGAAACGGTTTCTTTATTGTAGATAAGGCATATAACGAGGAAAACCACGGCCTTGAACTTACTGAACGTATTCCGTTTACACTCGATGCATTTGAAAAGAGAGAAGCTCCGAGAGGTATTAAATACGAAGGACGTCAAAGGTTTGATATTAACTGTGCAAGCTGGAGAGGTATCGCTTACGTAAGACTTGGAACACCTGGTAACAACAGCGGCTGGGATAAAGTAGGAAACTACACCAGAATTACTCCGACTTCGACCATTGTCAGACCGGTCAGCGTTGTCGGTACTGTTTCAACCAAAGCATCAACCTAACTAAATTAAATCAACTTACTGCTACATATCTTCTGTGTAGCAGTAAGTATTATCACAATAATGGTATTAGCCGGTTCGACTCCGGCAATTGTGGAGGTAAATATGGCGTACACCTGGGGATACATTAAAGATGTAAGTTTATCAAAGTTAGATTTAGACGAAAACGAAGCGACTGTGCAAAATTTGCTCAGTCGATTTCCATTTTATGCAAATGAAGTAATTACACAAGTATGCTCTTCGATAAAGCCTAAATATACATTTGAAAACTTTGTAATCGACAAAACAGACGTCGGGGTTAAACAAACAATGCCCGACGATTTTGTAAGTTTCGGAGACGATGTTTGCTATATGTTGGAAGAGGTTCGTGAGCATAACGGTGAAACAAGACTTATTAAAGTACCTATTCACGATGACGACTATGAGTATTTAGGTTACAATCAAGTAGTATTCAAGCATCCTGGAAATTACTTCATTTCATATAATGCAAGATGGTATACATTTGACAAGAGTTTGTCTGATGACGAATTGATAGATGTTCCGGACGATATTCTTGATAGCATACCGTCATATATTGCAAGTCAATGTTATAAAATTGACGACGAGTACAAGGCATCGGTATTTAGAAACGAATACGAAATAATGCTTTCGAGAATAGACAATAGTAACTTTAGGAATACTAAAACTATTAAAATTGAAGGAGACTGGTAATGATAAAGACTTTTAATAGAACGCCTATATCGGTAAATACTCCTGACGACAAAAACATTAAAAATTACTTTTTTAATCATTATAATTGGAAAGGTATGTGCGACGACAAAAATATTCTTGCCGTTGACCAAGAAACATTTTCCGATTGTAAAAACGTATATGTCGACTCGGAAGGTTTACTCAGAAGTAGACCGTCGTTAAAAATAAAAACTGTAACATATACCAATGCCGGAAATGAGTATACATTGTCCGACATACTTGACGTATGGACGTTTAACGATGTTACTGTCTACTTGTCTACTTCCGACAAAAAGTATTACTTAACATTTGTAAATAAAAATGTAACAGACAATATTCAAAGAGAACTTAAATATACTGATGGCAATGGAGAAACTCATTCCTACAGTAAGGTAATGCCTATTCTTGCAGACAATAAGATATTTATTTTTTCGGAACACGACTTCAATTATTACGACATTGAAAAAAATATTTATGCTACTGCAATAGACTTTATCTATATTCCTACTACATCAGTCGCATCCGGTAATAAAACTACCGAGTTGGATAGTCCGAATGTTTTGACTAAGTCATACATTACAAAATATTTGTACGACAAGTCTACAAACATCAATTTTGCAGACCTTGTAGGTAAAGAAATAACTGTAGAAGTAGATGAAGTTTCTTACAAAATAAAGTTTGAATATAACAATGAACTTGTTTTTGTAGAAAGATACAGTGGGTTAGGAGAAAACAACTTTTCTACTACTAACAATATTCTTGGAAAAAATACAGAAAACATTCCATTAGTTCAGGCATCCGAGCGTGAAAGTACTCTTGTATGTTCGTATGAGCGTGTTCTCGACAACAAAGGTAACATATCTTCTATTGATTGGACTATTTATCATACTGTAGATGGAATTACTTTCACTCGAGTACCTTCTAAATCGAAAATATTAGGAATGCCTAAAATAAGCAGAGACGGCTTTTATGCATTTGTTTTTTGTGAGGATGGTCCTTGGGTATACAGTCTGTTAGATACCGAAGGCAAGCTTACAGGTACTAAAACATATCCTGTTTGGAAAAATTTATTGAAAACAATAAATGAAACCAAATACAATGAATGGATTGACGAGGGATTTAACTTAAATAAACATAATTCTGTTGATGTTTATTTTAACCAAACTATTTCTGTAAACGGTTATTTTAGAGATGACCGAGCTTTTGCATTTACGTATGGTGACGGTTTAGTTAATACGAACGGTGAGCCGAGGTACAAAAACTTTTATTGTGTATATTGTTATGGCTCCGACTTTTATAAAAAAGTTATTTTCAATTCAACGATAGATACTCCATATACTTATACACCCCGCGTAAGTAGTACTAAGCTTGCAATATCTGCCGATACCGAAACCAGTGGCACATCAGGTAATCCATATTATAATATTATTACGTCTAATAATTTGACAGACGTTCAATTTGTTTACGTAAATGAGAATGGAGCCACAACGTATACCGCATATTTAACCGACCTTAATTTAGTTCTTAGCTTATTTTCTCCTGCATATCCTCAGGGAAATGGAACGTCTTGCTCAGGAACTTCTATATTATTTGGAAATTATAAAATAGCTGATAACGATGGAAATGTAATTGACAGTGGTCAGATATATAATAAGATTAACGTGTCATTAGATCTAATGTCTAAGCAAGGTTACGTTCAAAATTTTACCACTAGTTATTTTTCATTTAATGTTGATGTATTAATAACCGGTGATGCTACAATTCCTAGTAATAGTCACATATATGTTATTCCTGGTACCCCCGGTAGTAGTAGTGGAAGTGGTAGTTACATTACCATAAGTGCAGGAAATATCAGCGGAACAGATGTTATATCTGGAACTTTATTAGAAGGTAAGCCTGCAGCAACAGCACAAAGCATGCCTAATTTGTACGTTGCTTTCAAAGAACAGCGTATGTCTATTGCAGTAGACTTTACTGCATCTATTCCTAACGATGTATACTATGATAACTACAGAGGAATTTATCGCATTGAAAGGGACAACACAGGTGAAACACGCCCAAGAATTATTTACTCAAAACTCTATCCTGGTTCAGTTCCTGTTGTAAGACCTCCGCTGAGAGATGGACTGATAATTTCCAACGGAAGATATATGTTTACAACATTGGAAAAGGAAGGTGAAAAAGAAGTCGTTTACGTTCATACTATAAAATATGATAACAATGAATTTGTTTATAATCATATTACAAAAGTTTTTTCAGAGGAATACGTTTCAGACTTGCATTTTTTGAACAAAACGTTTGTTTTTGGAGACCCTGTCCCGTACCTCTTAACGAAAAATCAATTGTTTACTTATGACGATTATACTTCTGATGCTGTTGGGTACGACCCGATAAATCTTTTGTTTACTTGTTTTCCTATTGCATACTTCTACGGAGGAAATGTATTTGATAGTATGTACATTGCAACTACAAATGCTTTGTACATTTCAAATGCAGATAAGGTCATAGAACTTGCCGAAACTACGGTAGGTGAAACAAACTTTATTTTGCCGGAAGTATATGCATTGTTAGAAAACTATTATGTGGGAATAGGAAATAAACTTTATATATCAAAATTTGTAACTGACAATGGAAAATTCAAATGGTATTTTCCTGAAATTTCAGTTCAACCTTTTGACAATAGCATAACAAATCTGCAGCCAATATCAAATAGTGAAGTTGCTATATTTTTTGAAAACGAAATTTGGCATTCTACATTTGATGCTGAAACAGTCATTGATGGTAAACAAGGTGTGTACAGGTATTACAAATCAAAATTGCAAGCAGGTTGTAAGAAAGGTTCCGACGTACTAGTTACCTACGATGGAAAATATACCATCTTTGCAAGTAATCGAGGCCTTGTAGCGATGAGTTACCAAGACTTTATTGCAAGCACAGAGCAATCATTGACTTACTTGTCAGACAATATTTACGATATGTTTATAAATTACATAATAGAGAAAAATTCATTAAACCAAATAAAACTTTATAAGTTTGGTTACTGGATTGTGATTTATAAACGAGATAGTAAAGATGGATTTGTTTTTGATACACGAAACAACTCTTGGTGGCCTTTGTCCTCATTTGACAAACCTACAAAATTTGTAACGATTGACAACAAGGTTGAAATGTTAAGTGCAGGCAATATGTATGACCTCAATAAGAGTGATGCTGATTATTATGACTATGACGGAGAATTCGTTAACAAAGTATCCTGGTTTGTAAAAAGTCAAAAGTTACATTTAAGTGCGTTAAACAATTACAAACACATAATAAATATGACCTTTGTATCCGTTCACGATAGTAATATTTTACAAAATTCGGAATATAATATAGATGGGTTAGACTTTAAGTTGCAGGTAAATTGTTATCGTAAAAAAGTCGATGGAAATATAAATAGCCTTGACGATTATGTAACAGTAAATTACAGAGTAGATACTATTAGAACATATGTACAAAGGTTAAACTATTCAAAGATTAACGAGTTCCAATATCAGTTATCTTCCGATGAGGAAAATGCAATGGATATACCTTTGAGTTTGAACAGTATAACTATAAAATATAAGGTAGGAGGTCAAGTAAGATAATGGCCAAGTATGGAATGATATTTGATACATCCGATATTAAATCTCAACTTGCACAGGCTAATCGAGATTATTATGGACGAAAGGTTTGGGAAAACTTATACGGTTCTATTGATTATGCAAAACAAAAACAGTTAGGCAAACTTCAGCAAGATTATTCTTCTGCTGTTAACGAAGCTTATGCCTCTGCATATCTTGCTAATCAAAACATTGCAGCCAGCAATTTAGGTGTAGGTTACAAAGCTGCAGCATCAGAGGCAAATGACCTTGCATTGGAGGAGGCATACAATACCTATCGTCAAAAATACCTTGCAGGTGTTTCAGAAGTTGAAAGTTTATCTGCTAAACAAACACAAAATGTCACTAATGCATTAGATGAGCAAGCTAAATATGAAAGCGCCTTTGCAGAAAAACCTTATGAGTATTTGAAGTACGTGTTCGACAAATATTCGGAAGGCGAACGAGCAAACAATATTTTCTATAACGAAGAACTTTGGAAACGTTATACAAAAGAAGTTAAGGACGAGGCTGGAAATCCTACCGGAGAGCGAGAACTTAAATCTTGGGAAGAGATTGCTAACTATGGTGCATACGAAGAAGTTGAAGGCAAAAAACAATGGATAGGTTTATTTGACCATTCTGGCAATTTAACTATAAAGGGAGTAGACTTCTATGACCAAATGATTAACCAACTTGCATACGAAGGTAGAGGAATAAGCTTCGCACAATGGTTATCTGGAAATGACGAAAAACTTTATGAGTGGTCACGTTCATATAATCCTTACAACTATACAGAGGCAGGAACAAATCTTGGTTCATTCAAGACAATGGTAGGTTTAACTTCTGCTGATGAAAAATACACCTTTATGGAGCGTTTCGGTGGTTTAAGTAAATCTGATGTAAATAATATGTACTCTGGATTTACTAATAAACTTAACGAGTTGAACAAGAAAATATCTTCAAGTTCAGGAAAAGATGCTAAACAAATTGCTTCTGAGTTTACAGGCTTAACCGCTGAAATAGGAAAACTTACTAAGCAACTTGGCATAACCGCTGATGTAGAAAATGAACTCGGTATGAGTTTGGACGACTTAGGCAAGTATCTTGCAAATAATGCCTCTGCAGCTGTAAGTAATGGTGACATTTGGCTTCAAGGTGTACAGACCGCACTTACTTCCATCGGTTCAGGAGCTGTGATAGGTGCTAAAGCCGGTGGCGGTAAAGGTGCCATTGCAGGTGCCATCGTTGGTGCTATTGTAGGTTCAGCCTTTGCAGCTTTGGAAGCAGAAGGTACCAAAGACCAAAACAAAAAACTCGCTAAGGCATCAAGAGATGCATACGATAACCTTGTAACTACTTTGATTACTTACAGTCAAAACAAGCAACGTGAGGCACAAATAAATTACTATAAAAAATAATTTTAATATATAATATTAAGATTATTTTTGAAACCAATATAAATATTCGATATATTGGTAAATATTTCTCTATTATATATTAAAATCTCTCAAAGTGAATAATATATAATAATGATATTCTATATTTTGCGAAGAGCAACAAAAGGAGTATAACATATGTCTACATTAAAATTAACACCTTCTTATTTGAACAGCTATGAGGCTGCTCACAAAATACTTTCTAAAAATCCTTGGTTTCAAGAAAGCGATTGGCTTTCGATGGCAAGAAGTGGTGAACTTGACCAGTATATTACTGTTCTTGCAAATACCGACAAAATTACTGATAAAGACAAGTTTTACAGTGATTACAATTATGCATATGCAGACGACCAAACCAGAGTTGCTGCATTGTATAATGAACTTCTTGCAGATAGAAACAACGTCGACGAACCTCGTAAAAGATTAACACTCGACTCTTCTGGTAATGTTATATTGGATGCAAAAGGAAAACCTACATATGAGAGTTTCAAAGCATCTGACTATGACTATTATAAATCTATAATTAAAAATAGAAACGACGAACATTATCAAGAATACCTCATTGAGCAGGAAAAAGAAAGAAAAAACTCAATGAATGGATTTGTAAAATTTTTAGGCGACACAGCTTCAATAGGAACTGAACTTGCCTATGGATTAGCAAATCAAATAGATAACTTAACGAACAGTATTGCTGCAATAGGCGATGGAATAACTGCATACTTCAAAGATGAGGACGTTGCAGACGCAATTGTCGATACTAATGCAAGTGATACTTGGAGATGGTTTGAACAGTTAGGGGTACAAGATTGGATAGTTGATTTTGAACGTAGATATACGAACGTCCGTGACTTAGACGGAAATTACTCCAACACAGGTAAATATCTTGGTGGCATTTGTAGTACATTAGGACAAATGTTACCTTCTATGGTCGGTGGTAAAGTAGTTGGTTCAGCTGCACAAAAGGCAGGAGCCGCGGCCAAAACCGTAAATACGTTGTCACAGATAAGTTCTACTTTAATTTTCTATCAGGGAATTACAGCAGGAAACATTAGGGATATGTACAAACAATTTGCAGCTGAAAAAGCATCGGTACCTTCCGGTGCAATTCTTGCAAATGCCAGCATAAAATCTGCATTACAGTGGGCTGTTGAAATAGGACTTGCCAAAATCTCCGGCGGTAGTACGATAGATAATGTCGTATTCGGAAGGTCTATTCGTACAAGTGCAGGTTCAACTCTTGCAAAATCGGCCGGAAAACGACTGTTAAGTGACTTCGTTACAGAAGGACTTGAAGAAGTATTCCAAGATACCTCTGACTGGCTTGTCGATAAAGCATTCTCTGTACTCATCAATGAAAACTTCGGTAAGGTTACTGAGATTAGTTACCAGAGTTTAATGGACTCCTTTATAATAGGTGGTTTAGCTTCATTTGCAGGTTCTGCTTTGAACATAGTTACTACTAAAAAGGTTGCAACCGGACAAGTTAAAACCAACAAAAAAGGTGATACAAAGTTAGATAAGAAAGGAAACGTCAAAGCAGAGAAACTTGGAAAGTTAGCATCTTGGGAATATGGCTTGGATATGCAGAGTTTTATGAAAAACTATGTTGAACTGCAAGAACAAGCAAAAGGATTTCTTAAAAGGTACGACAAAGACAGTAACGAGGCTAAAAAATATGCAGCAGCTATAACTGAGATGTATGCTGCATACCGTATGTTAAGTTCTGTCTACGGCGAGATAGGTGAAACTCGTTTTAAGAATGCTAACCAAGTCCTTTCCGAAATTACTAACTTAGTCAATAATGGTAAATTTACAAACGACAGTGCATATAATATTGGACAAGAGTTGATGAACAGCTTAACTGACCTGCGCAAGAATAGCTTAGAGAAAACTCTTGTAGCATTGGAAAAAGCAAAAATCACTCAACTTGCAGACGTCATAGAACGAGATAGCGACTTAACTCAACTTGACATAGACGAAGATACTAAAAAGTCAATTCAACAGTTGTTTGACGGCGACGACAATGTTAAGAAAGTAATACTTACAAAAGATGGTGCAAATATTGCTGTCGTAGACGACTCATTGTTTGTACCTATCAATTATGCAAAAAATGCAGACGGTAGTACATTGTATGAAACTGTTGCAGAACAAACTCTTGTTGAAGCAATATCGAAAGGCAAATTCAAGGGTGACGTCCTTAACTTAGTACTTGAAACATTCAAAAAAGTAACAGGAAGAAACGATGCCTCTATGGAAGAAGCTATCTACAATCTTGTATTTAATGACAGTTTCTTCAATATTATGCTTTCTACTGCAAATAAAGATATGTATTCGTTACTGTCTTCATTGATTAGTATAGAAGATAACGTTGTATCTAACAAACTTCGTGACAAGATATACAAAAAGAAAATTGCTACAGTTGTAGAAAGTATGACACAATCTTTGTACAACTATTGTATAAATCAACCTTATGCAGACTATCGTCTTGATGTGTTTACTAAAACTCAAATAGATAAAATTGCTGCAATTAGATGGTGCAGAAATTTGTATGCAAGGGTTATCGACAATACTTCTTACAAACATCTTACTGACAATGACTGGAATGTACTTAATAACAGGGTAAACAGTTTGCCGGTATCTCAGCAACAAAAGGATAAAATATTAACCGCATTAAAATCGAGTAATAAAGATACTCGTGCTTCTGCAATGAATAAAATTGCATTAGTGTATAAAGGTATATTTACTACTAATTATGATGGAACGGTTTATATGCCTGATACCAACGTTGCAAATAGAACGTTCAACTCTTGGCTTCAGTCGATTGGACTTACCATTGAAACCTTGACCTCACTTGACATTGACGAGAATACTAAAAAGACTATATCAGAACTGTATGGAGCATTTACCACAGAAAACTTGATAAAGTTTAGACAAAGTCAGTTTATGCAATATTGCAATAACTCGTTCATATTCCGGTACGATAAACAAGGTAAGTTAGGTATTTACGAACACGAAACTAACAAACAAGTAGGATTTTCCGAATACAGAACTAATGCAGAGGCCGTCTTGTCAGGAAATGATTTTGACAAAAGAACTACTCTTGAAAGAAGTTACAAAAAGAACTACCTTGTCAAGGAAATACTGAACAATGAGATAGATGCTGCCACAGCCGCCTATTTGTCAATAGATGATGTAATATCCAATCCCTCACTGTTGTCGGAGAAAATGTTAGCCGACATACAGATGACCTATGGAGATGTAAATCAAACTTCTACATTCTTGTATTTGAGAGAGTACTTTATAAACAAATTCAAAACCACAACAGTCGTAGTGTTGTCGGATGGTACATATGGATTTGCAGATATTCGTCCGATGAAGTCAATGCTTAAAACTGAGAACTTTAGCATTGACAAAAATACAAAGATTAAGGATATTATCAAAGACGATTACTTGAAAGGTAGATTAAAAGATGTAAAAATTAAGCTGACTGACAGAGGAATTGTTGCAGAATACAATGCGGAAGAAAATACTATCTACATAAATGAATTTCGTGCCGCTAAGAAAGGTCCATATTTGACTTTTGCAGTACTTCACGAGTTCCAACACGCAATCCAAGTAGAAAACGGTATGAACTTGGGTATGAATGTAAACTGGATAAATTCGGTTGCTAAAACTACCAAAGCAGCTATAATTGCAGACGTTAGAAAGCATCGTCCTGAACTGTTTACTGATGTAGCCAAAGGCAGCAAAGACGAGGCAAACATTGTAAATAACTTTGTATACTATTCGTCAGGAGAAAGTACCGCTTATGGTATTGACGCAAGTCAACTTGTAAACTATTATCCTACTGTGGTAAATGCTGACAAAGGCATTAAGATTACATTCCCTTGGGGCAAAACTTATAACATTAGTTCAAATGTTCCTGTATCAATAAAGTTAAGAAACTTGTACAATAAAGTATTTACTTTGTTGAACGAGTCTAACTATGAAAAATATTTTAATGCGATAAAAGATACTACTGATATTACTCCTTTTTCAAGCCAATTAAAATCGCTCGAAATATATCGAAATCTACTGGACAGTGTAAAAGAAATTAGCGAGTATATAAGTGTAGGTTTAGGAACTGTTCAAGATGTTTCCGAAGTTAAACAACGGTTACTTAATAGAATAACTCCTGACGTTAAAAATCAAATGCTTAAAATGATGTATTTCAAATTAGGAATGACCAGTATAAGCTTTGATGAATTTTTGCAAATGGATATTCCTTTTGTAAGGGTTCAAAACAATATTACATCTAAACCGGACGCATTTTTGTCGGCAAGTGTTACGATGGATGCGAACTTGACATTAGACAAATGCTTAGATTTTATAATGAAAACTGACATAGTTAAAGGTTGGAATAATGAACAGGTAACTCCTACCGATAAATTAACTATTGTAGTGGGAACTATAAAACCTGCCGATTGCATAGGCTTTTTAGGTACCAAACTTGACGAGGTACTTCTTCCTGTAGACGTAGTCAATAAATCTAAAAAATACACAATAGATATTAACGACTATGTTCCTACTGGAAATCCTGAACCTGTCTACGAATTTGTAGAAACAATAGACAAAGTTTTCGGTGACATAATAAGATTGTATTCTACATTTTTCAGTAGGTTTGATATTAAAGACGATAGAGCACTTACTAATGCATACTTTACAGCGTATATTCGTGAATTAGGAACTGCCAGATACCGTGAGATTATGCAATTATACCGTTATACACAGAAATTGGAAGATACTCACGGAAAATTAGATGTAAAAGACTCTGAACAGCTTAGAAACGCCAGAAGAAAATTTTATGAACTTATTACGTCAGATAAAGGATACAAACTTGCAACTTACAAAATAATAAAATATTTACTAAATGTTTCTAATGTTCCTGATGTGGAGTTATCAGAAATAAAAATACCTGTGGTAAGAGTGCAAAAAAATAACTTCGTAGACGAAAGACTTCCTTACGTTTCTTGTAGCTTGTTTTTAGGGGGCGATATAGATAACATAAGCATTCTTACTGATGTTATGCAAGAAGAGGATGCCAACTATGTTTTCTCTCACGTAAAGGTAAAAGATATTGTAGGTTTTGTATCAAATGACCTTCGAGAAGTACTGGTAAACAGCAGTGCATTTTCTTCCGATGATACAATAATTAAACATCTAAAAGCAAACAGAACTTTTGAATTTGGCATAGATGATTACGATTCTTTTGAACGAAATGTTTTTGAAGAAGGTGCAATTATATCCGAATATTTTCATACGTATAGTGAGCTTGGTCCTTCCGATAGTATGTCAATCAAACAACCTGGCGATATTGAAACCAAACGTTATGTCACACAAAAAGAAGGAAAAGATACAAACCTTGAGAAGTATGGTTATACCGCTAAGTACAAAAGAACTCAGATGGATACCAAACTTAAAAACTTCATCATAAATGCAAACGAAGACATTGCATCAGAGCTCTGGAATAAAGTAAAGTCTGGCAAGATAACCACATCTGACGTGATGGATTATTTGAGAGATGCCGACAAGATAGACGACAAAACATTCAAACTGATAAACGATTCGTTTTTCAAAAATAGCAAGATAAAAACATTTGAAGAACTTAAAGCCAAAATTGCTGAGTCGTCGAAATATTATGCTATGAGGGCTGTATTAAAATCTGCAGGCTTCGGTGAGGCTTTACTTACAAACGCAAATCCTGAGTTATTTAACGGAGTACTCGAAATAATAAACAAAGATGAGAAACTTAAAAAACTTTTTGACGAGATAGACAGCAGGTATTATACTTACAGACAGCAAGGTCTTGACATAAGTGAAAAGTATTTAAGAAAACTTTGGATGGAGTATTTCGATGGCACCGTGGCCGCAGGTGGCTATATTGCAGCAATAGCAAAAATTGCAGCGATTTCCAAATGGAAGGTAACAGGTGAAGGTTCAACCATATCTACTCGCTCTCTTGATGATACTGTAGGCAAAGATATGGCTCTTGAAGAAGTATTGGAAGACGTTTCTGCAAAAGATGCATTTAGTTATATCTTGAACAACGGTGACAGAAGTGATAAGATAGACGACATAATTAAAGCAGTTACGCCTAAAATCATCAAGAAGTTAAGGGAAATGGGTCCTTTGAAGGCTGAAAAATATTTGCAACAAAAGCGTGAACAGCTTGAGGAAATGAGTGACCGAGACTTTATAAAGTCGTACAAAAAATATGTTGAAGGTCAAAGCGAGGAAGAGATAAACAAAATGTTCCTTAAAACTATCATTGTAGAAACAGGAGCAATAGATATTTCCAAGTTAAGCGACCAACAACTTGACCAACTTGAAATCACCGCAAATACTATCTCTAAAAAGGTTGACAGACCTAACACAGCGGTTGTAAATAACATTAAGTCTTTGGTTAGAACTATAAAAGCAAATCTTAGCAAGAAAGACACTACTCGTTTCTTAAAAGACAATGGCGACATTTTTGACAACAACCTTGATGTAAAGAAAGATTTGTATCAAACGGTAGATGACAAAGGAAGAATTAGGTTAAAAGATGCTTCGGAACTTTTAGAGCTGGAAAACAGAGTTAGACAACTTAGTAAGAGTGTTCGAGCCAATGACTATTCGTCCGACCAATCGTTAAGGTTTAGGAAGAAGATGGACAGGGAGTTAGAAAAACTCCGTATAGAAAACGAACATCTTGCAGAGAAGTTAGGAAAAAGTAAAACACAGGTACAAGCTGTTACCTATGAAATTGCAGATGACGTAATTACAATAGACACTAAAAAGGAAATACCTCCTGCATTAAAGAGAATACTTGAAAGTAACTTTAGTAAACCTGCAAAGTCTACTACTCAATATTTAACAGAGCAAGACCAAATGCATGTTCAAAGTAACTTTAAGAAGTTTGTTTCGGAAAACGTAGAATATTTGATTTCCTTAACACAGGCTGATGTTGACCAAATAATTGACTTCTACTTAACAAGTGAGATTATTCCGTCTACAAACAAAGCAAGACAATATTCTGCAATTCAAGTTTATTTGATGACGTACATTATTAGTAATGCAAATAGTGGTAGATTTTTGCTTACCGATACACAACGAAGCGAATTGACCACAAGACTTGAGTCCATCATATCAATGTCTGCAGCTAACTTGTCAAACTGGAAAGCAGCTATGAAACTTCTTAAGCCTGAGGAAACTTTAATTCAGTCTGCTGCCAAATCAACAGGTATAGAGTTTGCTGTAAGCGATGTTCAGGCTCTTGTAGAGGCAACTAACTCGGGAGACATAGAAAGAATACAAGCTGCAAAAACTGCAATGTATGAGAATGCATTAAAGTCTTACAAAGGAATAAAACGGTCATTCTTTGATAGATTGTTGAAATTTGAGCGAATGGCTATGTTGTCCGGCCCAGGCACCTGGGTAAGGAACCAAGTATCTAACTTGATGGTGGTATCAGGAAACAAAGCCGCAGAATTTGTATCAGGTCCCATTGTGAAAATGCTTGACAAATTGTTCCCGAAGAAGTTTAAGCATAGAGATAACCAATACAAACTTGTAGGTACCAAAGTTACTTCCGAAGTTCAGACGTTTATCAAGAGGGAAATTATTGATAGTAAGTTACTTGAGTTGATAAGAGACGGATTTAGTAAGTATGATACAAGGAAATATAAACCGAACGAGATAAGCAGTGAGCAATCACTATCAGACCTTATTCAAAACTCAATACGTTCTAAAATTATGAAAGACACTTACAGTAACTCAAAAGTCGTAAATGAAACGTACAAGTTTTTGTTTAAGATGTTAAGTGATGACAAGTACATTGACCGAGCTGCAATTAAGTACCTCGGAAAAATACTTACCGAAGATAATGTAAATCTTAATGAAGGACTTAGCACTGATGTGATAAATCATATTGCAGATGCATATGTTATGGCAGCGCAAGACTTTATGCATACGACTAACTTCTTTAACGATATAGAAACTAAGTTAAGAGAACGACTCGGCGATAAAGCATTTTTCGTTTACAAACAATTCTTGCCTTTTGCAGCGGCCTCTTGGAACTGGTTTGTTGCAGGCTTAAAATACACACCGGTCGGTTTAGCACAAAGTATATATCAATATGCTAAGTTAGAAAATACAATAGAAAAGATTGAAAAGCGAAAACAAAAAGGTGAACAAGTAGTATCAAGTAGATTTGCAGAATATATTGCAAAAAGAAACATCGGTAAAGGTGTAATAGGAACAATAGGTTGTGCTATAGGAATTGCACTTGCTGCGTTCGGAGTTGCAGGCATTGACGAAGAAGACGGAAAGTATAAACTTCGTGTTGGCGATGTATATGTAGATATTAGCGATATATTTGGTACGCAAGGTATATTCGTTGGTATTGCAGCATTCAGTTCTATTAAGACCGACGACATATGGTCAGCAATGGGAAATGTTCTTGACACTATGTTTTTGGATAGCACATTTACCGACATGTTTAATTCGTTCCGATACAGTGAGACGTTCGGTGATTGGTTAAGGGACCAACCGTTCAGTATATTAAGTATGTTTATACCGAATATGTTGAAGGTATTAACATCTACTACTTACGGCCACAAGGTTCAATATAGCAAAGGTATACTTGGAAAACTTGAACGAATTGCGGCTCAATCAGTTCCAGGTATGGCATATGCATTGCCTAAACAGTATGACCCGTACACAGGTGAGTATCAAATACAATACAAGGTGTGGTTCTTAACAAAACTTGTAGACAAACTTTCTCCGCTCGACATATATGCTTACAACATTAGTGAACAAGAAAAGATTGCTATGAGTTTGGGAATTAAGAAAGGACCGTTAACTGGAAGATACAAAATAAACGGAGAAAAAATTAACCTTAACTCAAAAGAACTTTCGGAAGCAAACAAGTTCTATGGCGAATTAAATAGTAGGGACTTAAAAGAATTTACTTCTGGTACTAAAAAATACAGAGTATATGACGATAAAAAAGGCAAATATGTTGAACTAACTTATAGTAAAATGACGGACAAACAAAAAGCTGCTGTCATCGACCGAATAATGTCAAACAACAGCAGCAAAGCTAAAATTTATATACTGACTAAACACGGTTATTATAAATATTATGCAAGTCAAGAAGAATACAAAGAACTTAAAAAGTTAGGTATCGACGTACAAAAGGCTAATGGTAACAAGAAAGGCTTTCTTAACAGTTAGGCCTATACCAACCTTGTTTCCTGAGTTCATTATCCAACCACTCTAAGTCGTCTTTTTCGCCGACGATTTCTAAATAGTCTCCTGATAGCGGGCATCTTATAGTTAGGTGCTCGCTATCTTTTTCTACTAATCGTAAAGATTTTTTAAGTCCCTGTGCACGCGATGTAACATATTTGAGAGTTTCATATCTGTTCGCATATTCGTATGGAACATAATTTCCTGTAAATATTGTCATATTGTCTCCTTATTATATTCATTTTTAATATATAATATTATTTGGTCATATATTTTATCAAGATTATATTTTATTTTTATCTATTATATATTAAAATCTCTTAAAGTTATATCTCAATCGAAATAATTAAATCTATTCGTCGATATAATATCGTCACCTTTTAATTGCCTCCAAGGAATATCTAACAAGTCAGCACATCTACTAACATAGAACATATAATCTATATCCTTTTTAATATCCTCGAAATTGTATGTGGATAAATCGTGGTTAATCAATCTGCAATGTTCAGGAATACTCGGCATTTTTGCATAAGATATGTTGCCTTTGTACATCTTGTACTTAAAGATTTGTCCGAGTGACGTGTCTTTACTTGCATAAACCCTATTGCATTTATAAAGTTCCTTCTCGCTCCCATCTTCAAATCTTTGAACAACACCTCTATATGTAGGACCTTTTTTACAGGTCATTGCAAAGTCAAGCAAGTTGTTATTTTCTATTATGCTTTCAACTATATCTTTTCCATATACAAGATAATTTATTACAGCCTTTTGACTTACAAATGCTGTTAACGGACTTACCAAGAAGTAACCAGGCTTTTCCCAAGTATCCATAAGCCAAAGACCTTTTCTTTTAACCTTGCCACCTTCCTTGATAAGTAGATAGTTATTTACATCTCGTTGCCAAATCTTTTCTATCATATCTACTTCCATATTTATTCCAGATGCTTTTGACCATTCTTCTCGGCATGCATCTACCTTGGGCATATCTTTTCGTCTGCAATAAACCAGAATACCATCTGTATTAGTTTGTATAACTTTCAATCCAGGAATTGATTTAGTAAGTTTGTTTGCAAGAGCCGCAAGGAATATTTGTCCGAGTCTGCAACATCTTGTGCACATATATGGGTCATACAAATCTAACCATTTGTTTCCTGATGCACCATATGTTGTATTCAATACCAATTTGTTGGCCGTTTGAGCATCTTCTTCTTCTTGTGTTCTATTTGCTTTATGTTTGAGCATAATTCGTTCATTAAATATGTTCTCAAACACCTTCGGGTTATGAACTGTTCTACTTAAACAATCAAACTGAATTAACATAGAAGGATAATATGATGCGGCATCTACATTCATAAGTGTCCATTCGTCGTCCGACTCTAAATACAAGTTATTTGAATATACACTATGTATTCCTCCGTTTCCAAAAGATACCGTGTTTTCAAACAGCTTTATTTCAAAAGGTTTTGTATCAGTTCTGATTTGGTCAATCAGTTTGTTAGGTAAATTTTCGTAACAATATTCGTGAATTTTGCTAGGAAGTTTTATTTCGATTTCATCTGCGTCAGAGAAAGTACTTCTTTTTGCACCTAATGCTTTTGAAACCAGGTTTGCATTTGTACACATATAACAATCTTGTTCAGGTATGCCGAATTTTCTTCCTATTGCAAGTTTATTCTTAACATAACCTTTCATAACTTTATTGAAGAAATACATACAAGCAAATACATCGTGTCTACAATAGTATGTTAAATCGTCTTTATCTTCGTCGGTTAAATCTTCTTTGTTAAAATCTACCGAACTTTCCATAATATCAAGACCGAGTATTGCCTCTTTTTCTTTTAACGAACCATCGTTATCATCTAACAAATCTTGGTAACAAAGACCTTTCATTCGTCTTTTTGCAAAAGGTTGTATTTTAATATGTTCCTTAGTGCTCCAAGCACAGCCAGGGTTTATTATTATATCACTAAGTATTTTTATTTGTTGAGGATTAAAGCCTTGATATATACCATTTGCTATAACCAAGTCATATCCTTTTATATTATATCCGGTCATAACAAAATTTTCTTCTTTGAGCAACGAAATCAATTTATCCCTTGCGTTAGGCATATCACTATTTACTACTGTGAAGTTATCTTTTATACTTTCCTTGATGTCTTTTTCATCGTCAGGCATATCGCCGAATACACATAGCCACCAATTAGGTGTAACTTCAAAGTCAAAAAATCTCATCTTCATAACTAATTCTCCTTAAAATGGTTTGAATGAGCCGTCAAAAGCTCCTCTCTTTGTAAATACTTGTACAGGAGGTGCATCCTCTGTAATTGTCAACATCTTTATTTCCATCTGGTATAATGAACAAATATCTTCCTTAAATGTAAATGCGGTAGGTTTCTTTCCATATCCATTGTTTGAACACCATTCCATAAATTGTGTATACAATACAGAACATTTTTTATTATACAAATCTGCAACTGTAACATCATTCTCATACAACCATTCGTTTAATGCACTCTGTCTACGTTTGAACATTTCCAACAGTTGTTGTTCACTCTGCATAATTCTGAAACGTCCTTCTTCTATTGCAAGACTTATTCCTTCAACCGCCTTGAACAAGAAGTATTGCATATCATTGTCGGTAACTTTATTTATAAACAACGGGTCAGGTTTCTCTACTTTGTGATTTAACTCTATCAAAACCATTCGTCTATAAAGTCCTGATGTTTTATCCATAATTCTCGGAAGTCTGTTACAAGAAAATACAAGAGTTACATACGGAACGAAGTCACATACCTCTTTGTAAATTTGTCGTACAGAAATAACGTTTCCTGATACAATAGATTTGAACCTACCGGTATTTTCCAATGCCTTTCCATCTACGACATCGTCGTCTATGTTTACAAGTTTTCCTATCATTGTTGCAAGATAGTAATCTTTGTCCAAGTTGTCTAACGATGCGTGTGAACAGTTAACATCTCCTCCTACAAGTTTATGAAGTAAGTTCGTAAATGTAGATTTTCCTGTACCGCCTTCGCCCTTGAACAAGAAAAACTTTTCAAACAAATTTTTCTTCAACAAGCAATAACCTGCTATTTGGTACAAGAATTGCATCTTAGTTACATCTCCGTCAGTTATCTCTTTCATAAACTGGTCAATTCTCGGAGAGTAAGGAGGGTCTGGATTATATTCGTAAGGTATGAATATTGTATTTATATCCGACTTGTTAGGTTCCTCGATTTCAGTTGTTACAAGATTTAGTATGCCGTTTTTACAAGCTATCTTGTGCCAGTCCTTGTCGAAATCATTTATACTTACCTGAGTTTTAATACGGATAAAATCTCGTATCTCAGCTCGTCCTGTTTTGTTAACGTTCTTGTTTATTTCAAAGTGGATTATCCTATCAATATCTACATCGCTCATAGGTTTATAATAAATTCCGTTGAACTTGTAGAACGTAGAACCATAAGATACAATATCATATTTGCCTATTATTTCGTCTGCCAACTTGTTATAGATGTTTTCTCTCTCGGCAGGAGCGATTTTATCTTCGCCATCCCTTTGTTTGAGAACTGTCTTAAATAACTCGTTGTTCGGCATCGGAGTATCAAACAAGTTTTCGTTTATTATTCGTATCGTTTTCTCAACTTCTTGTGCACTTAATTTTTGGCATCTTTCGAGTTGTGAACGCCATTTGAACAATGCATTGTTTCTTCCATCTCCTTCTTTCATACCTATAAAGGATGGTGTGCCATCTTTCAAAAGTGGTTTCAAAAAATAAGGAATATCCTCTACAAAGTCATTCCATTCACCCCACGCTCTATGAGGGTCGTTTGATGGCAAAACAATATAACCTGTTTTATTTGCTCTTGTATCAATTAACACATTCAGTCCACACTTAACTCGACTATCGCTTTTTATTGACTCGGTCGGGTCACGAAACAAAATGTGTATTCCCTTACTTGTATAATTGTAAGAATACTTTACCTCAAACTTTTCCAAGAGTCGTTCCAGATATTGTTGTGTTCGTTCGTCATCTTTATTGTCTATATCTACAACAACAAATCCCTTAGGAATAACCCAACCTACTCTATATCCTTGTTGTAATGCCTCTTGTGCCTCATCATAACTAAGTGGTTTGCTATTCCATCTATTTATTGCTGCCTTAGTGTCAAATGCACTGTCGTACTTCTTGTCCTTAAATTGCTCTGGTTTGTATGCAGGAATTAAAACATAGCCACAATTAGGATATATTCTATTAAGTCTTGCTAAATTTTCGTCTAATCCCATTGTATCAATCTCCTTTTATTGACATAAATAAATCTGCCAATCTTTCCTTGTTTTTAACAGCATTCCATATTTTTGTTTCGATAGTATCTTTATGCAACAGTATATCTATTTGAACGTCATCAGTTTGTCCCATTCGATATATTCTGTGTATCATTTGATTGTACTTTATATACGAATAATCCAAATTGTAAAACGTCATATGTTTACACATTTGCAAGTTAAACGACTCACATTTTGAACATTGTAACAAAAGTATATTTGCCTTACCTTTCTTAAAGTCGTCAACTATTTCTGTATATGTACAACCTGCTATTGTCAGTTCTTTTTGTATTGCAATTAAATCTGCCTCAAACCTATAAACTATTGTTCTCGGTCCAGAAATCATATGGTCACGAAGCCAGTCAAGTTTTCGATTTCGTTCTATGTCGTAAATTTTTCTATTGCCTTCGTCATCATATACATATAAAAAGCCATTTACTGCCTGATGTGCTTTTTGAATTGCTGATAGTTTCGTCATTGTGCTTTCATAATCAGGAATTGCAATAATACCATCTTCTGCTTGTAAATATTCTTTTGTAGGTGTATATGGTATTTCTACGACATTTACTTTTATGTCTGGCATATTATCTTCTTCGTCGTAGCCTATTCTTTGAGTATACATTGCAATATTTCGTTCCCAACCGGCTTTGTATTTTTCATTTATTCCGATAGGAATTGTTACCATCTGTCCGTGGAAAAACTTTTTATCAACATCACAACATAGCTGAACGAATTGAGTATATGTAATATTACCCCAATCACTTATGCACATGTTGTGAAACTGACAATAAATATCTACGTCACTGTTACCTCTCGGTGTTCCCGACAAACCCCAAACATATTCTGCTTTTTTAGAAAGCATGTATACAAGTTTTGAAGATTTTGCATTATGTGATTTAATCTTATGGCATTCGTCAACAATTATTACGTCCCATTTTATTGATAACAATTTTGCCTTCGTCTTATCTTGTATCGCTGCGGTCAAACTCATAAGAACAGTATTCTTAGGTAAAATATTTTGAGGCTCTATTTCAGCAAGCCACATATTTTTTATTGCATCAGCGGTAGAAAGAATTAAAACTCTTGCATTTCCGTTTTTCGATTTGTCTACATCTCTCAATGCATCTATCGTAGGATAAGTTTTTCCTTTCCCGGGTTTGTAATATAAACAACAATGTTTTCTTTCTAATAAAAACAAATAGCCGAGTTCTTGGTAGTCTCGTCTATTCAATAAATATTCGTTGTAAAGCATTTAATTTTCCTCATCACCTGTAAATTTTAGCATAAGTGCTTCTACAATGTCCGGGTCATCTATCGAAAACCAGAGTCCAGATGCCTTTTGGATTTGTTTTCCTACAATTATTTGAGCATCGGAGCTGTCGTAAACCTTCTTGTTTCTTTTTACCTCTATTCCTACGAATAATCCTACCTTAGCATTTTCTCCGAACAGTTCTACAATCTTTTTCAATGTAACAGGTACACAAGCGGTTAAATCAGGTCTACCTTTTTCAGTATACATACTTTGTGCATTCTTGTATACATAACCACCGTACTTCCTAATCGTTCGCATCATTTTTGCTTGGACGTCACTCTCTAACTTGTTTGCCATAAATACCTCCATAATAATCATTGTGTGAAAAACCGGATTTGAACCGGTATACAAGGTTTTACATTAAACTATTTTCACATAATATTTTGACGTTTCAGGTTCCGTCCGGGATTTCAACCGAGTGTAATATTTACACACCTAAACAACAAGTATTATTTACTATGAATTACGCTTCTTTGTATTCTACGATTTTGTAACTAGTCTTTTCTTCAACTCCATCTTGGAACGTTCCATCGTCAAGAGGAATTTTAACCTGTTTTTCGTAGATTTGTTCTTCAACGACACCTCTGAACTTTTTGCCAACAAGTTCGTTTCCGATAGTTTCATAATCGCAAGAAAATGAGTTAATCTTTTCTTTTGTATTAAGTTTAAGGCAAGCCTTGATGAGGTTGTTGTACGACCATCTTGCTTTCGGATTAAGCGAATGATAAATAGTAGCACGTCCTTCATCGCTCTTAACGTTGAATACTGCCATCATATTGTCATTCTTGCTGTCCTTAAGTTCGTAGTCGGTAATTTCAAACTCAAATTCGCCTTCTTTGCTCAAAAATCCTACGCTTTCGTAGTCACTAAACTTTTCTACCATTGTTATATTCTCCTTTAATTATTTTCGTTATTTTCTTCTGTTTCTTGTTCGCTGTCTTCTGTTGTTAAAACGTTTGCAGCATCTAACCTTCCTGCTTTGATTAGTTTCTGCCACTTATCATAGTTAAAGTCCTCTATGAATGCGCCTTTCTGCAAAAGGATGTCTCTTGTTCCTGTGTCCATCAAAGGATGCGGTCCTACATATGTAAGGAACTTAACATCTCTCTCACCGTCATCGTTTATTACCGTTTTTCTGCAACAATAAAAGATGTTCGATGCGTCCTTCATATATTTGACACCACTCTTAATTGTCAGGTCCGGAATAATTCGGATTTCCTTGTTCAAGCCGCTAGTCTCATACAGTTCTTGTTCTGATGTGTGAGTTATCCATACAATAATTACTTGTTGTTCTTCGCTAAATCGTTTCATATTGTCCTTTATGTTAAGGACCATCTTTGCTACATCGCCCCACTCTTGCTGTGACAATGGACGTCCACCTTTTGCAAATTCAAGGTATGATTTGTAATCATCTTGCAATGAACCGACGGTATCAATTACAATCGTTTTGAATTTATCAGCATCCGGTTTTCTCAGTTCTGCCAACAGCATCGCGAGTTTTTCGATAGATGTTTTTGCTATTTTTCCGCCTACAACAGGGTCGTTTTTAAGATTTTTTACTTTAATCAAGCCTTTTTCTACTTCGTCCCGATATTTAGTAAAAAGAACTCTTCCTCCACCATCGTCTCCGACCGATACATATAACAATGGTTTCGGATAACTACCTGCAATAAGCGTCTTGCCTGACTTTGGCTTACCCATATATAAATCTATGCTATGAGTAATGAAAGTATCATATTGCATATTGTGCCTCCTTTATATTATAAATTTTATTACTTCGTTAAATTTTTGTTTCTTCCAGTTATAAGTAAATACCTCTGCCTTAGTGAACTTGCCTAACATTGTAAGTATTAACTTATAAGCATCTTTTATTTTTGTAGCTGTTTCTTTGTCGGTAATATTGTTTTCGCCTCGTTTCATACTATCTTCAAAAGCAGAGTCTGTATCACAAAGGATTATTTTGCAATATTTTAACAAATAGCACATCTGTTCTAATGTTATGTTCCCTGCTTTCTCATCATCAACAGTCCTATAAACAAGGTCAGTTATAAAACTTCGGTCGATTATTGCATCACCTTTGTTTATTAACTTAATCCATTGTTCGTATTGATTTGTTTCAGAACGACTTACTGTAGGCTCTACATTAAAACCGAACTCTTTTAACTGTTTACAAAGTGTCGTTTTTCCTGAGCCATCAGCTCCTTCTAATAGTATCAACATATTATTTACCCGTAGAACCTAACTTTCCTGAGGTCCTCTTTCCCTGTTTTTTAACAACTACATTGTCTATGTTACTTCTATTGAAAGGAACGGTTACCACCTGACAAAATGCTTCACCTTTTTTGTATTCTATAATGCTATTACTTACATTATGAACTATTGCCTCTACCTCGCCATTGTAGTTGGGGTCTATCGGACACATAGCCAAAATTATTCCTTTCGATGCTGCAGAAGTTCTACTACAAAGTAAAGCCATTTCACCTTCCTTGGGAGTTACATTAACTTTAAGACTGAAACTTTGTGTAGACATAGGCATAAATACTACATCTTCTTGTAAACAAATATCTATTCCAGCGTCATCTTCATAACCTTTAACAAATATGTTTTTGTTATGTTCTTCCTTTTGAATAGGAATATTGTATTTTTTACAAAAACTTTCATATTCTTCGTCAAACTTACGTTTTGTAGATTTATAAACCTGTGTAGAGAAGTCGCCACTCGGAAAACGAAGTTCGTATTCTATGAATTTATAACAAGCCATCAGGTCTGCAAGATGAACCACCTCTGATGTAATTGCATCTTTTTTACCTATGATATGACTTTCAAACAGTTCCTCTTCGTCATCTATCTGTTTACGAAGTCCGTTTACTTTATCTTTTGTAACTGAAAGAATGTCGCCACGAAGTAACTCTAACGAGTCGTGAAGCATAGCAAGTCTTATCATATACTCAAAGTCTATTTTGTTCTTTAACTCTTCGTTCTTTACAATAAAGAAATCATAAAGTTTGATTGAACAAGCACAGACAAGGTGAGTATGTTCTGCAAGATTTTCCTTTTCACGAAGGTCCCTTCCGTTCCATCGGTTTAGACATCTCATTTGTAATGCATTATCTGCAATATCGAAGTTTTCTAAAAACTCTTTTACATCTTCTTGCATTATTTGTTCTCCTCGTAATAATCCATTGTTTTAATCATATTTTTAGCAACATCAGGTTGACTGCCATCATATGTTGTATTTAATTTGGCACCTGATTTCCATTGTAAAATCAATGCACGTTCCTTTTCAGTCAGGTAATTTGAGCCTGTGTCATACATTCTTTCAAGTTCCATTTTCCAACCAGACTTTCTCCAATCGTTTAATGCAGGAAGTTCAGGCGTATATTCCGACCGAGCCGTAAAGTCACTATTGAAAAGTCTTTCTCTTGTGTAGAAACCGTCGTTTATGCATTTTGCCTCGGAGAATATCCAATTATACAACTTCCAACTATTCACGTCGGTTACACTGTCCATCAGCCTTCTCACTTCTCGATACATCAGTCTGTAAACATAATTGCATTCGTCACAGAAGTTGCTCGAGGTTCTACTGAAACAAGACCTTACAAAGTCCTGAGGAGTATAACTTGCCGTCAAAGATATTACCTGAGGATGCAATCCTACATATCTTGCCTCTATTGTAGGAATTTCCTTTTCACAAGCAATGATGTATGCCTCTTCGAGTAACTTTTGAGCCTCTTTAAGTTTATCCATTATCTCATCGTCTTTGTAAATAGACATCGGAATGTTGAACTCTTGTGTAAGAGGAAATACTCCTGTGCTACTACTTGCAAAGATTGCACTATCTCTTGTCAACTGTGCAAGACAAATTCTCGAAATGTTTTCTATACGGAATTGAAGTCTAATGCCTTGCAATGCAAATTTAGGCAATGTTTTACCGTCGATAATCTTTTGGATAAGTTTTTTGCAATCATCTGAGTTCTCGTCGTATGTTTCTTGCAATGGAATATAATAATCGTGTGATAAACGTCCGAACTCATATACACTTTTTGCAAAATCATTTCCCGGAGATTGAATTAAGGTGACCTTGATGTTTTCATATCCGTTATTAAATTTAGCCATTATTCAATGCCCTCCCATTTGTTCTCGATTTTTATTGTTTCATAATCTTGTCCCATCAAAAGTTTTGAAAACTCTTTTAATGTTGTGCAGGTACCGGTGAATGCAAGCATTACATTTGTGTGTGACAAGAATGTGGTATCGTCCAAGCCTAACAACACAATTTTCTTCTTCAACGAGTATGCCATTCCGATTTCCCACGCAGTGCCGACGTCTTTCTCATCTACGAATGCGACTACCATATCACAATCTTGTATGTTCTCGACGTTCTTTGTAAATGCATCGTAAGGTTTATCATTTACTTGACATCTCGGAAAGAAAACTTCATACTCACTGTAAGGAGTAGACACAGCTGCGATTACAGTTGCCGAATTGTAAAACGAGTTAGACTTCTCGTTGAACCAAGGTCCTGCAAAATATATCTTTTTGGTTTTCTTACGTTGTTCGCAAATCGTTTCCTTAGGAAGGACACTTAATGTCTCTTTTTGTTCTTTTGCAATGAGTTCTCTGAGTTGTTTTACATCGAGCGAATTGTATGTGCTCACACCTCTCGAAGTGCCTGTTTTGCCTGCCTTAATTGTCATTTTCTTTTACCTCGTCATATTGCGGGTCGTTCATATACTTATTGATAAGGTCCGTAACGTCACTCGCAGATTTTATAACTCCATCTTTTAACAAGCATTTAATTACAACTGTCATAGCAAAAGCAGTTTCTGCTACATTCGAACCTTTGGCCAGGTCTACGATGTAAGTATTCTTGCTTTCATTAAATGCGACAGCCATCAAAATGACAGAGTCGTCAGTGTTAGTTGATACATTTTTTTGTTCTTCGTTCATAAGTTAACCTCTCTTTTTTGGTAAGATTTTTATTTTTCGTATTATATTATATTCAAATTTTTTAATTATATTCCCAATCAGATTATATCCTTTAACGAATTTTAATATATAATAGAATGAAATTATATATAATCTTAATTAGATATTCAACCGATTAGATATTATATATTAAAAAATGAATATAACGTAATATCTTAATATTGGCTTGTTTCCTCTTTGTCATCTCGTACACGTTTCAATCTCGGAAATCTTAACGAGTATTCGTTAGTTCCTTTCTTTGCTTTATCCTGGCTTAATGAAAAATAACTTACCTCAACAATTTTTCCGACTATCTTCTCAGGATGTAATGCCCAATCCTCTCGTTGTTCATCACTTATGCCAGTTCCTACTGAACAGGTCACAACTTTTCCATCGAAGTTTGCTTGACAATAGATATTTCCTAACACATCGTAATATTTACCTGTTCCGTATGACCAGTCAAAGACGCGCATATCCATCGTATATACTTTCTTTACTTTAAGTAATTGGTCGGTTCGTTTTTGCAAATATGGGCTATCTGCAAGGTTAATCATAAGGCCTTCACCGCCTGTACCGGTAATTTTGTCCAACAATGTAGGAATATTAGCAAACAAATCTTCTTTTGTTGCAAAATGTCCGAGCGTTGGAAGTATTCTAACGTCCAAACCCGTATCTTCCGGACTAAGTTTATCCAACTCGCGACGTCTTTCAATGTATGGCGCATCTATAAGTATGTCAAACACGTTAAATGTCAAAACTTTGTTAAGTGTATGCCTATTTATTAGACCTGATGTTGTATTAAAATCTTCTTTTTGCCAGTCGGTTTGTTTTGCTCCAAATAGTATTTCTCGTCCTCGTAATTCCGAGTTTATTGTTTGTGCTGGTGTCATAATCTCACCGTCATAAATATAACTCTTGTCCATTAAACTCATATCAATATCTACGTGCATTGCTTTACCGTTACGAGATGTAAAGTTCCATTTCTCACCGTCATAACTTGCAATACAACGATTGCCATCAAGTTTTTCTGTTACAAAATAGCCGTTCTTTGAGAACTTAACATCGTTCTCTAACTTTTTAGCAAGCATCGGCGAGATTATGCTCTTTTCTACGAGGCTTTCGCCTATTCCTAACCTCAACGTTCTATTTACAATAGGTTCAAAGAAGTCTGCCCACTTAGTAGTCAATGATACATACGACATAATATTCTCTGTACTCAAATCTTTGTCCTTTGCAGGTGTAAGTAAAAATTGAAGTACTGATTTTACAGTCATTGCATAGATTGTAGAGTTATACAAAAAAGGATATCGTTTATAAGTATAACCGAACTTATGTTTTCCTGCAAGACATTCGATTATGAAGTCGAAATCTTCCTTACATTTTGGGTCGATGTCCTTAACTATTTGTTCCTTCTCAATTCTTGAATTGGTATCTTGCAACAAATCAAATATGTAACTTAAATAGTCTACTCTTTCTTGTAAAGTCATTTGTTTCTCCTTTTAATGTTTCTAATCTCTCTGTTTATGTACCAAATAGCCTTTTGAAGGTCCTCTATTTCCTTTGATGCATCTTTTTTGCCGGCTCTACAAATATATTTTATTGCATTGCCTCTGTGATAACTCAATTGTTTATCCTCTATGAACTCTATTACTTCAATTTTTCCATCGGTATAATGAGACGGATGTTTTACGTTATCGTCTATCATAATCTACTCCTTTTGTTTAATTTAGCGCTATATTCATATTCTGCTGCAACGGCATCTATCAACAGTCGGTTAACTTTGTCGTCAGGTGTCGCAATAAATTGTCTAAGCAATACACGAATAAGTGATGCAAGTTGACCTTTTGGTTTGTCTCCGCTAAGTCTTACCAGCTTTTCTATTGCCTCTTGTTTAACATCATCGTCAAGATAGAAGTTGAATAAGGTTTTATTTGACATGCTTTTCCTCCTTCGGCTCTAATTTTTCCTTTAGCCAAGATTTCCAAACTTCACTGCATTTTAATGACCTTGTCGAACGACATTTTCTATAACAAGGACATTCGCTACAGTTAAGTGAATTACAAAACGAATCGTTAAAAATATTATACAACCAATCGTAATTATTCTTCATTTTCGCACTCCTTTATAAGTTCGTCAATTACGTACATACTTGATACTGATCTGCAGTAAGTTCTACAGTTTGAAACATATGCTCTTTGTTTCTTTTCTCGTTCCTCTTGTTTCTTAGCATCCTCGTACTTTTCTCGTTCTTTGCGATAATACTCACAAGTATCGTGACAACCAGGATGTCGGTCAGGTGCTGCACAGTCTTTGCAAACTGTAAAAAACTCACTTATTTTTCTCATCTTTCATCTCCATAGCTAATGCCAGAACTGGTTCTATTGGCATAATTTTACAAGTTTTAATATCTCCTTGTTTACCGGTGAGAGGACAAACATAAATGCAATCTCCACCTAACCTTACTTGTAATCTGGAAAGTTTACATTTCTCACAACTGGTTGGACATTGATTAGCAAAAGTGTATAAATTCATATTAACTCCTTAAAAAATTTAATAGGTTGCTATACCGCAACGAGTGATATGCAGACATCCATATTCCGAACAACAATGCTATTCCTATCAAAACATAGGTGATTATTGAAAATGCATCGTCTGCTCTCATAATTGCAATTGCAATATCGAATGCCAATGCTATACTCTCAACTAACGATACAATCCAAGATTGGATATATCTTCGTTTAACCAAACAGATACCTTCGCTCATTGTCTTTCTTCCTCTCTTAAACTTTTTATTATTTTACTACAAGTAGAAATGTTATCAAGCAAAAATGATTGTACAATAAGCAATGCTCCTAATACGAGTGCTCCGCATACTATTACAAGTTTATCGTGAATGTGTCGGCCAATAATTATTGCATTTGAAATAAGTCCTACAAATATCACTATTGAACGATATATCATAACGCGTCTGTCTTTAATAGCATTATATAATATTACTTTTCTTTGTTCTTCGTTCACTTTTCGTTCTCCTTAACTTTTCTTTCTGCTACAACAAACTGAACACCTTTCGGTAATGTTGCCCTTTCAATAGGAACACCCATTACTCGGTCAAAATCAAGGTAAGGAACATCGTCGCTTACAAGTATAAAATTGACCTCGTGTTTCTGCTTGTGCAACTTTTCCATTTCGCGTAAAATACGCATAAAAAGCATTCCTTTACTCTTTTTCCGTTGTCTGAAATAGTCAACATTTAGACATATCGCAGGAATTATTATGCATATTGTTGCTATTACAAAAAATACAATCATACAAATATCTGATGCCGTCATTTTCTATTCTCCTTATAGTTCAAGGCAATATTTTTAGCCTTAATTATCGCTGTGATTTCATCTTGTGTCCTAACATTGCCGTTTAGCCGCCATCCTTCTCCGCTGTATGCTTCTGAAAGTTTGCAACCATACATTTCAATATACACGGTCAATGCCGTTACTAACAGGACAAGTTGCTTTTTCATTATCTCCAAATCGGTTTCTTGTTCGTTTAATTTTTCTTCTGCTTTACACCAATTGTGGAAATACATAGTTGAACAATCATTTGCCATTTCATATTTTTGTTTCCACTGTTCTATTTCGGCGTTTTCTTTTTCAATTTGTTGTTTTCTTAAAAAGTTTTTTAACATTTTTTGTTCTTCTACCTCCTCACTCGTCGTCATATCCGAGACGTTTTGCTTCAGCTTTGCTTATTTTTGTGAACGAAAGCAGTCTGTTTGGTTCTCTGTTAAACCAACTGATTATACAAGCCCGCGAAGTATGTGTAATTCTTCTCGCTATTCTCTCGTTAATTTTGCTTTGATAAACGACTATGTAATAGTTACTCATTCTTCTACCTCCGCTTGTTCGCATTGTTTGCATATTTTAAGTCTTTTGCAATGATAGTTTTCTTCTTCCAGTGCGTAGTTGAATGCAAGACAATAAGTTGCTACTCCGTCGTCGACGCACATAGGACATACGTTGTCTGGTTTGTCGCAATAGTCGTCTGGGACTTCAAGTTCGACTTTAATCTTCGGCATTTTTACATTCCTCACGATTTCGACTTTAATCTTCGGCATTTTCTACCTCCTCGTCTCCGTGTTCATATAACCAATCAAAGATTGTTTCACCGCAACTTTTAGCGAACGGACATTCTTGACTGTTAGCAGGGCATTCGTCGCAATTTAATGTCATTTTTGCAAACTCCGAAATGCTACTATCCGTCCATTTTGTTTTGTTTATAATCGTTTTAACTTTTTCCCAAAGTAATTCTCTTTTCGTCATTCTTCTACCTCCAC